TTAAGCGCAGCTATTTAGTATCCGTTGTAGCGTGATAATACTTCCTCCATTAATCATGAAATGAGTGGCAAAGCTGTGCCTTAGTGCATGTGTGGCTTGCCCCATTGGCAAATCCGGTTTTATTGCTTTCATTGTTCGTCTGAAGCGAGGGTAATCAGCATCAGGGAATAAAAAACCTCGTTTGTTATCCGCGATCATTTTGGCAACAGCCTCTGAGATCGGGACGGTGCGTGGTTTGTTTGTTTTCGTTTTAACAAACGTGACGCGGTTATGGATGATATTTTCTGCTTTCAAACGAGCTGCTTCTCCCCAACGTGCTCCAGTACTCAGGCAAAGAATCGCAATCTTTTTGTTGTCGCCGTCAAGAGCAGCAAGCAGTAAGGCAATTTCTTCCTGCGTGAGATAGCCTGTGTCTGGTTTTTCCTCCTTAAGCCTTTTTGTCCCTCTGATAGGGTGCTCACCAAAGAATAACTCCGCTTCAATCAGGGCTGTAAACATGCCGCTAATACATGTTAAATCACGATTGATACTCGAAGGTTTAATACCCTGACTTCTTCGGGTGGCGCAGTACTGGCTGATAAGCGATTTCGTAATTTGAAATGCGCATGGGTCATTCGTTATTTTTGTGAAGATTTCAATTTTTCCAAGATTAGATTTCCCATGCTCTTCGTGTTTACCCTTTAAATCCCACCAGATCTGTGTCAGCTCCGACAGACGTCGCTTGTCTGTTGGTTTTGATAGCCATTCTTTATTGTGGTGGTTGTACAACGTGTATTTCTCGAAAGCGACAGCTTCGCTTTTCTTATCAAACTTCCTACGGATGCGTTTTCCATTACGTCCAGTAGGGCGGATGTCCACTTCATATCGACCATCATCGAGTTTTTTGATTGCCATCAGAAAACCCTCCGAGTGGTGTGTTTTTTTGCGACTACTAATCGCTTTTTTCGTGGTGGCTGAAATTTAGCCACCAATAGTAGGCACTTGTGATGAATATATTCACGATGAATTGTTAACCAGTCTTTTGACCGGAGTGGGGCGACGTTGTTTCGTTTTGCCCAAAGTGTGCGAGAGCGGGCGCAATTTGCCCGGACTCAGGAGCGACCTGATTGGTCATGAACCATAAAGTGTATTTGGTGAATTGTGGGGTCTGCAGGATGTTCATCATGACATCTGTTGGAGGTGTTGAACGACCACTTTCATAGTAACTCAGCGTGCCATACGGAACCCCTGTTAAATCAGCAAGTTGTTGTCTGCTCAAATACTCTGATTTTCGCATTAAGACTATCTTCTCGCTTATCGTGTTTGACATGGTGTTTAGATCTCAATAGTATTTAGTTTAGATGTAGATTGTTTGGTGCTTGGATGTGGGCACTAAAAGGCATTATAAGGCATTAAACGCAATTCATGAGGGCTGGAGGACGACATGAGCAAGCAAGTAACACTCATGACTGATGCGATTCCTTATCAGGAGTTCGCAAAACTAATAGGAAAATCGACAGGAGCGGTTCGTCGGATGATCGATAAAGGAAAGCTGCCTGTAATTGATATGACCGATCCACAATCAGCTTCAGGTCGTGCAGGTGAATATTGGGTATACCTTCCGGCATGGAATAACGGACTAAAACTGGCTTATGAAAGCCGCCCTAAAGAGATTCGTGACGGCTGGTTGATGTGGTTAGGTCTCGGTGAACCACGTTAAGGAGAACCGTATGAATGAGCCTCGTTGTATTGCTCAGTTATTGCGTAACGAAAGCCCCAGGGCGATTGACTTTACCATCACCCACGGGAAGGGACGCAAGGGAATCATTATCCGCACCAAAAAACAGAGTCCGTTAAAGAAGGCTCTGACCTTTCTGAAAAGCCGGAGGGTCTGGAAATGACAGTGATGACGCTCAATCTCGTTGAAAAACAGCCAGCAGCTATGCGCCGGATAATTGGCAAGCATCTTGCCGTCCCTCGCTGGCAGGATACATGTGATTATTATAATCAGATGATGGAGCGCGAACGGCTAACGGTTTGCTTTCATGCACAGTTAAAACAGCGTCACGCAACGATGCGTTTTGAAGAAATGAACGACGTCGAACGTGAACGACTGGTATGTGCAATTGATGAATTGCGTGGCGCATTCTCAAAACGCCGTCAGGTTGGCGCAAGTGAGCATGCATATATTAGTTTTTTAGGCTGTGTCCCTTAATCATCTGAGCTATAGTAACTGTCTGTTTACACAACATATTGAACTATGGCTCGCTACGACCTTCCCGATGAGGCATGGACCATCATCAAGCCCCTGTTACCTCCTGAACCCGCCACACCACGGGCCGGACGCCCATGGGCTGAGCACCGTAAAATCATCAATGGCATGTTCTGGGTGTTATGTTCCGGTGCACCATGGCGCGATTTACCCGAACGATATGGGTCATGGAAAACTGTTTATAACCGCTTTAACCGATGGTCAAAGTCAGGCGTGATTAATATTATTTTCAACAGGTTGCTTTCGCTACTTGATGCAAACGGCTTTATTGACTGGTCTGCCACCGCGCTGGATGGCAGTAATATCCGGGCGCTGAAATGTGCCGCCGGTGCTCAAAAAAACATCCCGATATCGACGGAGATAATGGGCTGGGTCGCTCTCGCGGCGGTTTTGGCACCAAAATCCATCTGGCAACAGACGGAAGTGGCCTCCCGTTAAATATCGTGCTAAGCCCCGGACAAGCTCATGAAAGCCAGTTCGCGCAACGACTTCTGGACGGGATTGGCGTTCAGCGTCAGAACGGCAGCATGAAACGCCGTGGACATGCGGTACTGGCTGATAAAGCGTATTCAGGGCGCGCATTGCGCAACGAGCTGAAAAATAACGGTATAAAGGCAGTAATCCCCCGAAAGTCAAATGAGAAAATGGCATCGGATGGACGTGCACAGCTTGATCGTGATGCGTACTGCAATCGTAATGTCGTTGAACGGTGCTTTGGGCGGCTGAAAGAATATCGCCGCATCGCCACGCGTTACGACAAAACGGCGAGAAATTACCTGGCGATGGTGAAACTGGGCTGCATCCGACTCTTTTATCAACGCTTACGTAATTAAGGGACACAGCCTAACAGTCAGTCAGCGTCGTACTTTATTTATGCACGCCGGATTGACAGAAAAAGAATTTAATCAGCCATACTGGCGAATTAATGAAGAGTCATGTTACTGGCGTGATGCTTTATTCCGTGCATTACGTGAATTATTCAGCCTGTTTGAGTATGCACCGACAATTCTGACGTCGGTAAAACCAGAGCAATATCTGCATTAAGTAATTAACCAGAGTTTTTAACGCACTTAATTGTGCGGGGCTTCTTTTTGCCTGGAGAAAGTCATGCATACAGTTTCTGAAAATCAGTGCGGTAAATACGCATTACTGCTGCAACAGGCCAGAACCGAAGCACAGGCCGACGCGGCGACGCGCTTTTCTTCTCATCTTGACGTCATGATTCGCCACATCACAAAGGCGGAGTTATCCCGCGTGGAGATAGTCGAGCTGCTCAGTCAGGAGTCGGAAAAATTTCACAATATCGGATTGTCTCGCGGGGAGGTACTTTGATGTCCTGCTCTCATTCAGTTGTATTACTGAATAACGCCTTAAAAATCGCCGTTATGAAAAATGGCGATTTGTCTCTTATTCAACTTTGTCTTGATAAAGAAAAACGCGACATCACTGAATCTGTTATCGCGATTTATCAGAATGAATTAAACCTCCTGTCTGATGTGGTCAATTTACTTGTTAAACGCGCTGTATTCCACAAGCAAATTTCCTCAGTGGATGAACTGACAAAATTAACGACAGAACTTGCCAGTTATTGCGCTGATGTATACAGGAAACTTAACGATAAAAGGAGCTGATAATGCCGGACAACGTAGATTTTATTCAGGAACAACAGGCTGAATTACTGGAGCGCCAGATTAACGCGGCAAGGGTAAAACATTGCGGTGCTTCTGCGCTGGTTTGCGAAGAGTGTGACGCGCCAATACCTGCTGCCCGTCGTGCGGCTTATCCGTCAGCCACGCGTTGTGTTTCCTGTCAGTCAGTCTTTGAAGCAAAAAATAAACATTACCGGAGAACGGCATGAGTATTCGTATTGAAATTGGCGAACGTTATGTCGTTACCAGTGACAGCTTCCAGTTTATTCTCCACGAGAAAAAGAGAGCGGAAAGCGGTAAAAACGCCGGTCAGGAATGGCTGGCGGTGGTTGGTTATTACCCGAAATTAAGCCAGCTTGTTTCCGGCCTGATGCATCACGATATTCTGACCGGAAGCGCAAAGTCTTTTGCTGATTTAAACGCGCAGGTTGAGCAACTCAGCAAGCGTTGTTCAGAGGCTTTTGGCTCATATGGCCGTTAAAGCCTCCGGGCGTTTTGTCCCTCCGTCAGCATTTGCTGCAGGCACCGGTAAGGCGTTTACCGGTGCTTATGCATGGAACGCGCCACGCGAGGCTGTCGGGCGCGAAAGACCCTTTACACGTGACGAGATGCGTCAGGTGCAAGGTGTTTTATCCACGATTAACCGCCTGCCTTACTTTTTGCGCTCGCTGTTTACTTCACGCTATGACTACATCCGGCGCAATAAAAGCCCGGTACACGGGTTTTATTTCCTCACATCCACTTTTCAGCGTCGTTTATGGCCGCGCATTGAGCGTGTGAATCAGCGCCATGAAATGAACACCGACGCGTCGTTGCTGTTTCTGGCAGAGCGTGACCATTATGCGCGCCTGCCGGGAATGAATGACAAGGAGCTGAAAAGGTTTGCCGCCCGTATCTCATCGCAGCTTTTCATGATGTATGAGGAACTCTGCGATGCCTGGGTGGATGCGCATGGCGAAAAAGAATCGCTGTTTACGGATGAGGCGCAGGCGCATCTGTATGGTCATGTTGCTGGCGCTGCACGTGCTTTCAATATTTCCCCGCTTTACTGGAAAAAATACCGTAAAGGATAGATGACCACGAGGCAGGCATATTCTGCCATTGCCCGTCTGTTTAACGATGAGTGGTGGACTCATCAGCTTAAAGGCCAGCGTATGCGCTGGCATGAGGCGTTATTGATAGCTGTCGGGGAGGTCAATAAAGACCGTTCTCCTTATGCCAGTAAACATGCCATTCGTGATGTGCGTGCGCGCCGTCAGGCAAATCTGGAGTTTCTTAAATCGTGTGACCTTGAAAACAGGGAAACCGGCGAACGCATCGACCTTATCAGTAAGGTGATGGGCAGTATTTCTAATCCTGAAATTCGCCGGATGGAGCTGATGAACACCATTGCCGGTATTGAGCGTTACGCCGCCGCAGAGGGTGATGTGGAGATGTTTATCACGCTGACCGCGCCGTCAAAGTATCACCCGACACGTCAGGTCGGAAAAGGCGAAAGTAAAACCGTCCAGCTTAATCACGGCTGGAATGATGAGGCATTTAATCCGAAGGATGCGCAGCGTTATCTCTGCCGTATCTGGAGCCTGATGCGCACGGCATTCAAGGATAATGATTTACAGGTCTACGGTTTGCGAGTCGTCGAGCCACACCACGACGGAACGCCGCACTGGCATATGATGCTTTTTTGTAATCCACGCCAGCGTAACCAGATTATCGAAATCATGCGTCGCTACGCGCTCAAAGAGGATGGCGACGAAAGAGGAGCTGCGCGAAACCGTTTTCAGGCAAAACACCTTAACCGGGGCGGTGCTGCGGGATATATCGCGAAATACATTTCAAAAAACATCGACGGCTATGCACTGGATGGTCAGCTCGATAACGATACCGGCAGGCCGCTGAAAGACACCGCCGCGGCTGTTACTGCATGGGCGTCAACGTGGCGCATCCCGCAATTTAAAACGGTTGGCCTGCCGACAATGGGGGCTTACCGTGAACTACGCAAATTGCCTCGCGGCGTCAGTATTGCTGATGAGTTTGACGAACGCGTCGAGGCTGCACGCGCTGCCGCAGACAGTGGTGATTTTGCGTTGTATATCAGCGCGCAGGGTGGGGCAAATGTTCCGCGCGATTGTCAGACTGTCAGGGTTGCCCGTAGTCCGTCGGATGAAGTTAACGAGTACGAGGAAGAAGTCGAGAGAGTGGTCGGCATTTACGCGCCGCATCTCGGCGCGCGTCATATTCATATCACCAGAACGACGGACTGGCGCATTGTTCCGAAAGTGCCGGTCGTTGAGCCTTTGACTTTAAAAAGCGGCATCGCCGCGCCTCGGAGTCCTGTCAATAACTGTGGAAAGCTCACCGGTGGTGATACTTCGTTACCGGCTCCCACACCTTCTGAACACGCCGCAGCAGTGCTTAATCTGGTTGATGACGGTGTTATCGAATGGAATGACACGGAGGTCGTGAGGGCGCTCAGGGGCGCATTAAAACACGGCCTGAGAAGACCAAACCGTCAGCAAAGAAACGGAAGCCCGTTAAAACCGCATGAAATAGCGCCATCGGCCAGACTGACCCGGTCGGAAAGAATGCAAATTACCCGTATCCGCGTTGACCTTGCTCAGAACGGTATCAGGCCGCAGCGATGGGAGCTTGAGGCGCTGGCGCGTGGTGCGACCGTAAATTACAACGGGAAAAAATTTACGTATCCGGTCGCTGATGAGTGGAGTTGGTTTTATTGTTATTCAGAGCAATAAACATCTGATTTAATTTGTTGCATAATAGTAAAATTGCTGTTTATCTGCATGTGTTAACTATTGATAATTATGTTGCTAATAATGTGTGCAAATTTATACTGAAAAAGGTGAAAACGATGAATGATATCTTTGTTCTTACAAGGGAAGAGCTTGAAACACTAGATTATAGTGTTTTTATGCATATACCAGTTACATTTCATGCACATAAAATAAAAAATATCTGGATGGGATTGCTGAATCATCAGAAAACCCCAAAGAGAAAAAATTAGCATCTCTTTTTGGTATGCTATATAGTTTCAATTTGCAAGTTGTTAACAACACTCCATCATTTGAACCCCAAATGATTTGGGGTAATAAAAGATCAATATTGCCTGAAGATTTTGATGAGCAGGTGAATGACTGTCTTTTATATGTTTCTCAAAAAATAACCAATCCATTTTTGTTATCAAGAATATATGATGTTGTTTGGTGTAATAATCGGAAAAATAAAGACGTGGCAATTAAAGCAATTGATTCCTATGCTGAAATGCTAAATATAGCAATTGAAAAGCTAATAATAAAAACGAAAGCATGGATGAAAGTGATTTAAATTGCTTTATTTTTGCTCGTGATTATATTGCTAGGGCTTTGCACATTAATAAAATGGTCTACCCTAGAAAATCAGAAGGAAACATGGCGATTAAAAATGCCATTCATTCTCTTTATAGTATTCAAAATGAAAGATTAATCTTTGAAGGTTTCAATAATTTGACTTGGTTTATGGTGCGTGATTTTGATGGGTATAATCTGCAGTATGCGGAAAATGCTGAGAAGATGGCTGAGCAGCATAAAGATAAAAAATATTATGATGCTGTAAAATCACTTTATATGACAAGTGCAGTTATTTATGAAAAAAATGGTGAGTATGAACGTGCCAAGAGATGTAAACTGGCATCTGCAAATATTACTATTAAAGTTGCAACAGATCGACCTGATAATATGGGTAAGATCTCTTGGTTAAGAACAGCTATCTCTGAATTAAGACAGTACGGTGGTGATAGCCAACAGATAGAAGATTTAAAGGAACAACTTGCTAATTTGAGAGAAGAAGTAAGGAGTGAATATGTCACTTTAAGCCATTCTATTGATATTAGTGACTTGGTTGCTGAAAGTGAAAAAAAACTGACGGGGCGTTCTTTGCCCGATATATTCAAAGTTTTAATGCGTGAAACACCGATTGAAAATATTGAAAGCATGAGGGAACAAGTTTTAAGATTATCAGAAAAAAGTTTATTCTCTAGTTTTGTTGGAACAGAAATTAATGATGAGAGTGGGCGTAAGATATATACAATCCCGCCGTTGGATAATAAAAAAGATATGAGTGATGATGTTGTTATTGATCAATATCTAAGAAATTTCGAGATTACTCATAAGATTTTTGTAAACGGTGTCTTTGAACCTGCTCGCTATGTACTTTCTCAAGAACATGGCTTGACGTTGTCAACATTCGTTAAATTGGTTACAACTAGTCCAATTGTCAAGCCGGAGTTTAGGGAGATTTTTAATTTGGGCTTTTACAAATTATGGCAGGGAGATTACATCAGTGCAGCTTATCTTTTAATACCACAAATGGAGGGTATGGTTCGTTATTATTATGAGCTTAGTGGAAAGGATGCTACTAGATATTTGGATAAGGGATTAGAGGAGTCAACAAGTATTTCTCAGCTTCTAGATAAATGCAGAGATGATTTGGAAAGTATCTTTTCTAAAAATCTTGTTTTGACTATCGATGTTCTTTTTAACAGAAAGAGTGGGGCAACCTTAAGACATAAATTAGCACATGGTAATTTATATACTAATGCTTGTTACGATGAAACAACGACATATGCATGCATCCTGATTTTCTTTCTGTGTGCTTATCCTCTCCTACCATATTTTGATACTGTTTTTGAACAGGGCTCTGTTTGATAACGTATACGTTGAGGCATAAAACCTATGCATACTTAGCTGCATCAATTTGCACGAGGTATTTCAGTATGCATTTTCTGCGTAATAGTAGGGATTGCTTGGTTTGGTAGTTGTAATTCAACTGCATTCAAACCGACCCATGAAGCGGGCGGGCGAGGCGGGGAAAGCACTGCGCGCTGGCGGTGGTGCTGATTTTATTTTTTCAGCGTCTCAGCGCGTCGTGACGGCGCTTAGTCTGCCCGTTGGGGTGTTGGTGTGTCTGCGGGCTGTTTTGTGCTGTGGTGAGCGTGTGAGGGCGTGATGACGGGATGTAAAAAAGCCGCCCGCAGGCGGCGATGTTCAGCCGTTGTCAGTGTCCAGTGAGTAGTTTTTAAAGCGGATGACCTCCTGACCGAGCCAGCCGTTTATCTCGCGGATCCTGTCCTGTAACGGGATAAGCTCATTGCGGACAAAGACCTTTGCCACTTTCTCAATATCACCCAGCGACCCGACGTTCTCCGGCTTGCCGCCCATCAACTGAAAGGGGATGCGGTGCGCGTCAAGCAGGTCAGCGGCGCTGGCTTTTTTGATATTAAAAAAATCGTCCTTCGTTGCCACTTCACTGAGCGGGATAATTTTAATGCCGTCGGCTTTTCCCTGTGGGGCATAGAGAAACAGGTTTTTAAAGTTGTTGCGGCCTTTCGACTTCACCATGTTTTCGCGAAGCGTTTCGATATCGTTGCGATCCTGCACGGCATCAGTGACGTACATGATATATCCGGCATGAGCGCCGTTTTCGTAATACTTGCGGCGGAACAGCGTGGCCGACTCATTCAGCCAGGCAGAATTAAGGGCGCTGAGATATTCCGGCAGACCGTACAGCTCCTGATTAATATCCGGCTCCAGCAGGTGAAACACGGATCCGGGCGCGAAGGCTGTCGGCTCGTTAAAGGACGGCACCCACCAGTAAACATCCTCCTCCACGCCACGGCGGGTATATTTTGCCGGTGAGGTTTCCAGTCTGATGACCTTACCGGTGGTGCTGTAACGCTTTTCCAGAAACGCATTACCGAACACCAGAAAATCCAGCACAAAGCGGCTGAAATCCTGCTGGGACAGCCACGGGTGCGGGATAAACGTTGAAGCCAGAATATTACGTTTGACGTAAATCGGTGAGCTGTGATGCACGGCAGCACGCAGGCTTTTTGCCAGACCGGTAAAGCTGATTGGTGGCTCATACCATCTGCTGTTACTGATGCATTCGACGTAATCCAGAATGTCACGGTGGTCGAGTACCGGCACCGGCTCACCAAAGGTGAATACCTCCATTTTCGGGGCGCTGGCGGTCATTGTTTTTGCCGCAGGTTGCGGTGTTTTCCCTTTTTCTTGCTCATCAGTAAAACTCCAGAATGGTGGATGTCAGCGGAGTGCTGATACCGGCGGTGAGTGGCTCATTTAACAGGGCGTGCATGGTCGCCCAGGCGAGGTCGGCGTGGCTGGCTTCCTCGCTGCGGCTGGCCTCATAGGTGGCCTGCGTCCGCTGCTGGTCATGGTCTTGCGGATAGCCATGAACGAGCTGGTGATGTCGGTGGCGCTGACGTCATATTCCAGACAGCCACGGCGGATAACGTCTTTTGCCTTGAGCACCATTGCGGTTTTCATTTCCGGCGTGTAGCGGATGTCGCGCGCGGCGGGATAGAACGAGCGCACAAGCTGGAACACGCCGACACCGAGGCCGGTGGCATCAATACCGATGTATTCGACGTTGTATTTTTCGGTGAGTTTGCGGATGGATTCCGTCTGGGTGGCAAAGTCCATACCTTTCCACTGGTGACGCTCAAGTATTCTGAATTTGCCACCGGCCACCACCGGCGGTGCCAGTACCACGCATCCGGCGCTGTCGCCACGGTGTGACGGGTCGTAACCAATCCATACCGGTCGGGAGCCGAACGGATTGGCGGCAAACGGCGCATAGTCTTCCCATTCTTCCAGCGTGTCGACCATGCAGCGTTGCAGCTCCTCGAACGGGAATACCGATGCCTTGTCGTCAACAAATTCACACATGAACAGGTTTTTAAAATCGTCGGCGCTGTTTTCGCGTTTAAGCTGCTCAATGTCGAACAGCGTGCAGCCACCTTTCAGGGCGTCCTCAATGGTGACAATCTGCCGCCACTGGCCGTCCGCACAGAGAAGCCCACCGGCAAGGGCGTTATGACTGATGTCGATTTCCACGCGTTCGGCGGCGCTGGCGCGTCCCCGGTTAAACAGTTCACCCGACCAGAACGGGTAGGCGTCGTGCGCCAGCGTGGACGGGGTGGAGAAATAGGTCGAGCGCAGGTGACTCTGTGAGGCCATACCTGATGCCATCTTACGCAGTACCTGAAAATTCGGGATCCAGAACATCTCGTCGACGTACAGGTCGCCGTTATGGCTCTGCGCGGTGTTGGAGTTGGTGCCGAGAAAAATCAGTTTTGCGCCGTTATTGCCCAGGACAATCGGGTCACCGGTCAGGTCAACGTCAACCAGCCGGGCAAAGGCGATGATGTATTCGCGGAACACATACGCCTGTGTTTTACTGGCCGACAGAAAAATCTGGTTATGACCGGTTTTCAGGGCGCGCAGCAGCGCCTCGCGGGAAAAATAAAACGTCGCGCCAATCTGGCGGGATTTCAGGATATCGCGGATGCGGTGCTCAAGCCCGGCGCGATACCAGTGCAACTGATATTCGAAAGACTGCTCAAAGAAAATCTGCTCCAGCTTTTCGATGGCTTCGTCACTGAAAAAATTCTTTTTCGGTTTGCGACGCCCGCCTTTGTTGCGGTTAGCGACGTTCGGATTAAGGTCTGCCTCGTTGCCGGTCTGACTGTAGCGGTTGACCCGCGCCAGTCGTTCAATCTGGCGTCCCAGCAGGTCAATTTCCTTGAAGTCACCGCCGGTTTTCTGCGGTTTGATAATGAGCTGGGTCAGCCGCGCTTCCAGACTCATTTCGACACGGCTGATGGGGGCAACGCTGTCCCAGCCGTCGCGCTGTTTCCAGCTCTGCACCGTCGGGCGTTTCATCTGCAACATGGCGGCAATCTGCGGCACGGAAAACCCCTGCCAGTACAGCAGCGCCGCCTGACGACGCGGGTCGTGCAAAAGAGTGGTGTCTGTGGTGATGGTCATGAATACCTCGCCGTGATGAATACACGGCAAGGCTACTGAGTCGCGCCCCGCGATTCGCTAAGGTGCTGTTGTGTCAGTGATAAGCCATCCGGGACTGATGGCGGAGGATGCGCATCGTCGGGAAACTGATGCCGACATGTGACTCCTCTAATCACTATTCAGGACTCCTGACAATGGCAAAAAAAGTCTCAAAATTCTTTCGTATCGGCGTTGAGGGTGACACCTGTGACGGGCGTGTCATCAGTGCGCAGGATATTCAGGAAATGGCCGAAACCTTTGACCCGCGTGTCTATGGTTGCCGCATTAACCTGGAACATCTGCGCGGCATCCTGCCTGACGGTATTTTTAAACGTTATGGCGATGTGGTCGAACTGAAGGCCGAAAAGATTGATGACGATTCGGCGCTGAAAGGCAAATGGGCGCTGTTTGCGAAAATCACCCCGACCGATGACCTTATCGCGATGAACAAGGCCGCGCAGAAGGTCTACACCTCAATGGAAATTCAGCCGAACTTTGCCAACACCGGCAAATGTTATCTGGTGGGGCTGGCCGTCACCGATGACCCGGCAAGCCTCGGCACGGAATATCTGGAGTTCTGCCGCACGGCAAAACACAACCCTCTGAACCGCTTCAAATTAAGCCCTGAGAACCTTATTTCAGTGGCAACGCCCGTTGAGCTGGAATTTGAAGACCTGCCTGAAACCGTGTTCACCGCCCTGACCGAAAAGGTGAAGTCCATTTTTGGCCGCAAACAGGCCAGCGATGACGCCCGCCTGAATGACGTGCATGAAGCGGTGACCGCTGTTGCTGAACATGTGCAGGAAAAACTGAGCGCCACTGAGCAGCGCCTCGCTGAGATGGAAACCGCCTTTTCCGCACTTAAGCAGGATGTGACTGACAGGGCGGATGAAACCAGCCAGGCATTCACCCGCCTGAAAAACAGTCTCGACAGCACCGAAAGTCTGACCCAGCAGCGCCGCAGCAAAGCCACCGGCGGTGGCGGTGACGCCCTGATGACGAACTGCTGACCGGCGTCAGTCAGTCCGGGAAAACCTTCACGATTAACCCTTAATTTCAGGAAAAACTATGCGCCAGGAAACCTAATGCCGATCAGTTAAGGATCAGTTGACCGATCCAGTGGCTGTGTAAGAATCCGGAAACGCTCACTTGTTTCCGGATTTTTTTATGCACATTGGACAGGCTCTTGATCTGGTATCCCGTTACGATTCTCTGCGTAACCCACTGACTTCTCTGGGGGATTACCTCGACCCCGAACTCATCTCTCGTTGCCTTGCCGAATCAGGTACTGTAACGCTACGCAAGCGCCGTCTTCCCCTCGAAATGATGGTCTGGTGTATTGTTGGCATGGCGCTTGAGCGTAAAGAACCTCTTCACCAGATTGTGAATCGCCTGGACATCATGCTGCCGGGCAATCGCCCCTTCGTTGCCCCCAGTGCCGTTATTCAGGCCCGCCAGCGCCTGGGAAGTGAGGCTGTCCGCCGCGTGTTCACGAAAACAGCGCAGCTCTGGCATAACGCCACGCCGCATCCGCACTGGTGCGGCCTGACCCTGCTGGCCATCGATGGTGTGTTCTGGCGCACACCGGATACACCAGAGAACGATGCAGCCTTCCCCCGCCAGACACATGCCGGGAACCCGGCGCTCTACCCGCAGGTCAAAATGGTCTGCCAGATGGAACTGACCAGCCATCTGCTGACGGCTGCAGCCTTCGGCACGATGAAGAACAGCGAAAATGAGCTTGCTGAGCAACTTATAGAACAAACCGGCGATAACACTCTGACGTTAATGGATAAAGGTTATTACTCACTGGGACTGTTAAATGCCTGGAGCCTGGCGGGAGAACACCGCCACTGGATGATACCTCTCAGAAAGGGAGCGCAATATGAAGAGCTCAGAAAACTGGGTAAAGGCGATCATCTGGTGAAGCTGAAAACCAGCCCGCAGGCACGAAAAAAGTGGCCGGGACTGGGAAATGAAGTGACAGCCTGCCTGCTGACCGTGACGCGCAAAGGAAAAGTCTGCCATCTGCTGACGTCGATGACGGACGCCATGCGCTTCCCCGGAGGAGAAATGGCGGATCTGTACAGTCATCGCTGGGAAATCGAACTGGGATACAGGGAGATAAAACAGACGATGCAACTGAGCAGGCTGACGCTGAGAAGTAAAAAGCCGGAGCTTGTGGAGCAAGAGCTGTGGGGTGTCTTACTGGCTTATAATCTGGTGAGATATCAGATGATTAAAATGGCGGAACATCTGAAAGGTTACTGGCCGAATCAACTGAGTTTCTCAGAATCATGCGGAATGGTGATGAGAATGCTGATGACATTGCAGGGCGCTTCACCGGGACGTATACCGGAGCTGATGCGCGATCTTGCAAGTATGGGACAACTTGTGAAATTACCGACGAGAAGGGGAAGGGCCTTCCCGAGAGTGGTAAAGGAGAGGCCCTGGAAATACCCCACAGCCCCGAAAAAGAGCCAGTCAGTTGCTTAACTGACTGGCATTAGCGCCAGGAAACCCGCTTTAAATTTAATGCCTACCTGTCCCGTGTTGCCGAACTGAACGGCATCGACGCCGGTGATGTGTCGAAAAAATTCACCGTTGAACCGTCGGTCACCCAGACCCTGATGAACACCATGCAGGAGTCCTCTGACTTTCTGACCCGCATCAACATTGTGCCGGTCAGCGAAATGAAAGGGGAAAAAATTGGCATCGGTGTCACCGGCTCCATCGCCAGCACCACCGACACCGCCGGTGGGACTGAGCGTCAGCCGAAGGACTTCTCGAAGCTGGCGTCTAACAAGTACGAATGCGACCAGATTAACTTCGATTTTTATATCCGCTACAAAACGCTTGACCTGTGGGCGCGTTATCAGGATTTCCAGCTCCGTGTCCGTAACGCCATTATCAAACGCCAGTCCCTTGATTTCATCATGGCCGGTTTTAACGGCGTGAAGCGTGCCGAAACTTCTGACCGCAGCAGCAATCCGATGTTGCAGGATGTGGCGGTCGGCTGGTTGCAGAAATACCGCAATGAAGCCCCGGCGCGCGTGATGAGCAAGGTCACTGACGAGGAAGGGCGCACCACCTCTGAGGTTATCCGCGTGGGTAAGGGCGGCGATTATGCCAGCCTTGATGCACTGGTGATGGATGCGACCAACAACCTGATTGAACCGTGGTATCAGGAAGACCCTGACCTTGTGGTGATTGTGGGACGTCAGCTACTGGCGGACAAGTATTTCCCCATCGTCAACAAAGAGCAGGACAACAGCGAAATGCTGGCCGCTGATGTCATCATCAGCCAGAAACGCATCGGTAACCTGCCGGCGGTACGCGTCCCGTACTTCCCGGCGGATGCGATGCTCATCACGAAGCTGGAAAACCTGTCCATCTACTACATGGATGACAGCCATCGCCGCGTGATTGTGGAAAACCCGAAACTCGACCGCGTGGAGAACTACGAGTCAATGAACATTGATTACGTGGTGGAAGACTATGCCGCCGGTTGTCTGGTGGAGAAAATTAAGGTCGGTGATTTCTCCACACCGGCTAAAGCGACCGCAGAGCCGGGAGCGTAACCGATGACGAGTCCCGCACAGCGCCACATGATGCGGGTCTCGGCAGCGATGACCGCGCAGCGGGAAGCCGCCCCGCTGCGACATGCAACTGTCTATGAGCAGATGCTGGTTAAGCTCGCCGTAGACCAGCGCACACTGAAAGCAATTTATTCAAAAGAGCTGAAGGCCGCGAAAAAACGCGAACTGCTGCCGTTCTGGTTGCCGTGGGTGAATGGCGTGCTGCCGCACGGCACCGCCGTCGAACTGCCCGACGTTCAGACCGCGCCCGTGGCTGAAACTGTCAATCTGTGGGAGTAACGCATGACAGCAGAAGAAAAAAGCGTTCTGTCGCTTTTCATGATTGGGGTGCTGATTGTTGTCGGCAAGGTGCTTGCCGGTGGTGAACCCATCACCCCGCGTCTGTTTATCGGGCGCATGTTGCTCGGTGGTTTTGTCTCGATGGTTGCCGGTGTTGTTCTGGTGCAGTTTCCTGACCTGTCACTGCCTGCGGTGTGCGGCATTGGCTCCATGCTGGGTATCGCCGGTTATCAGGTGATTGAGATTGCCATTCAGCGCCGCTTTAAGGGCAGGGGGAAACCGTAATGCCGGTTATTAACACGCATCAGAATATCGCCGCCTTTCTCGACATGCTGGCCGTGTCCGAAGGGACGGCGAATCATCCGCTGACGAAAAAACGGGGCTATGACGTGATAGTCACCGGACTGGACGGAAAGCCGGAAATTTTCACCGACTACAGTGACCACCCGTTCGCGCATGGCCGACCGGCGAAGGTGTTTAACCGTCGCGGTGAAAAATCCACGGCCTCCGGTCGCTATCAGCAGCTTTACCTGTTCTGGCCGCACTACCGCAAACAGCTTGCCCTGCCGGATTTCAGTCCGTTGTCACAGGACAGACTTGCCATTCAGTTGATCCGTGAACGCGGTGCACTGGATGACATCCGGGCGGGACGCATTGAGCGCGCCATTTCACGCTGTCGCAATATCTGGGCGTCCCTGCCGGGTGCCGGTTACGGTCAGCGTGAGCATTCACTGGAAAAACTGGTCACCGTCTGGCGTACCGCTGGCGGCGTACCTGCTTAAACGGAGTAAACACCATGAAGAAATTATCCCTTTCACTGATGCTGAACGTGTCGCTGGCGCTGATGCTGGCACTGTCCCTGATTTACCCGCAGAGCGTGGCCGTCAATTTTGTCGCCGCCTGGGCGATTCTGGCGACGGTTATCTGTGTGGTTGCCGGTGGTATCGGCGTGTATGCCACTGAGTATGTACTGGAACTCTACGGGCGGGAGCTGCCGCCGGAATCGCTGGCCGTGAAGATTGTCACGTCGCTGTTTTTGCAGCCGGTGCCGTGGCGCAGACGGGCGGCGGCTCTGGTTGTGATGGTGGCGACATTTATCTCGCTGGTCGCTGCCGGGTGGATTTTTACCGCGCTGATTTATCTCGTAGCGTCGCTGTTTTTCCGGCTGATACGCACGGCCTGCCGTCAGCGTCTTGAGGGGCGGGAACCATGTCAAGGCTGATGATTGTACTGATTGTGTTGTTATCGCTGGCGGTGGCGGGTCTGTTTCTGGTGAAACACAAAAATGCCAGCCTGCGCGCTTCGCTGGACAGGGCGAACAGCGTCGCCAGCGGGCAGCAGACGACCATCACCATGCTGAAAAATCAGCTTCATGTTGCGCTCACCAGGGCAGAAAAAAACGAGCTGGCGCAGGTGGCACTGCGTCAGGAACTGGAAAACGCCGCGAAGCGTGAAGCACAGCGCGAGAAAACCATCACGAGGTTACTCAATGAAAACGAAGATTTTCGCCGCTGGTACGGTGCTGACCTGCCTGATGCTGTGCGCCGGTTGCACCAGCGTCCGGCCTGCACCGACGCCAGTGATTGTCGCCAACGCCTGCCCGAAAGTGAGTCTTTGCCCGATGCCGGGCAGTGACCCGCAGACGAACGGCGATTTAAGTGCTGATATCAGGCAGCTTGAGAACGCGCTGGCACGCTGTGCCAGCCAGGTAAAAATGATTAAACACTGTCAGGACGAAAACGATGCTCAAACCCGACAGCCTGTGCAGGGCGTTGACTGATGCCGTCACGGTGCTGAAAACTAACCCCGATATGCTGCGGATATTCGTGGATAACGGGAGTATTGCCTCCACACTGGCGACGTCGCTGTCGTTCGAAAAGCGTTACACGCTCAATGTGATTGTGACCGACTTTACCGGTGATTTTGACCTGCTCATCGTGCCGGTGCTGGCGTGGCTGCGGGAAAATCAGCCCGACATCATGACCACCGACGAAGGCCAGAAAAAGGGCTTCACGTTTTATGCAGACATCAACAATGACAGCAGCTTTGATATAAGCATCAGCCTGATGCTGACCGAGCGCACGCTGGTCAGTGAGGTGGACGGCGCGCTGCATGTGAAGAATATCCCTGAACCTCCGCCGCCGGAGCCGGTTACCCGCCCGGTGGAGCTTTATATCAATGGCGAACTGGTGAGCAAGTGGGATGAATGAGTTTAAGCGTTTTGAAGACCGGCTGGCCGGACTGACTGAATCGCTGTCACCGTCAGGGCGTCGGCGACTGAGCGCCGAACTGGCGAAACGTCTGCGTCAGAGTCAGCAGCGTCGGGTGATGGCACAGAAAGCCCCGGACGGCACACCCTACGCGCCACGTCAGCAGCAGAGCGCCAGAAAAAGACCGGTCGCGTTAAGCGAAAAATGTTTGCGAAACTTATCACCAGTCGTTTTTTGCATATCCGCGCCAGCCCGGAACAGGCATCAATGGAGTTTTACGGCGGGAAGTCACCGAAAATCGCCAGTGTGCATCAGTTCGGTCTGTCGGAAGAAAACCGGAAAGACGGTAAGAAAATTGATTATCCGGCGCGTCCTCTGCTCGGCTTTACCGGTGAGGATGTGCAGATGATTGAAGAGATTATCCTGGCTCACCTGAATCGTTAGCTTTAATCATCTGAGAATATAAGATAGAAATCAATTGATTAGCATAATTTATTTTGAATTTTCATGTTAATAAATAAAAGGCCAGTTATTGGCCTTTTATCATTACTTTCCATTTTTTAATGAATTGATTAACGATGCTATTTGCTCAATGCCATCAAATGTAGATGGTATCTTATCATCGGATAGCATGATGTTTGAAAATACTACGTCTTCGAATTTTGAAAGCGCTTCCGGATTGTTTTTCTTATCTCTGAGGAATAGTCGCTATAACTCTGAATGAACTGACAAAGGCTCTTTTTGAGTTCTATTTGCATAATCTGAGTTCGTAACGATATATGATTTAGCAGTACAACTCTAAAGTAATACATGAAAATCAATGTAACTGATGCAAAAGGTAGTGCTGACATAAAATATGTGGCAGCATTTGTCGTTTCGAGAGCTGGTAATTTATGCATTCCATAGTATATCAGCGGGGAGGGAATGATTATAGCCAAGATGATAAGAATTATTCTTGATAGCATGATTGCACTTTCTTTTTTTTGCCAAGTGAATTAAAGCCTTCAAACAATCCAACAAAATTAAATGCGACCTCATACCCTTTTAATGACTATTTGATTGACTCTATTTTGGTATGTTGCTCCTTTAAGAAGGAGTCGCACTTTTCGAAAAATTGACGCCCTTCGTTTAAACTATCAATGTATTTTTTATATGTGTCAACATTGCTGGAGCTTAAAACTTCTTTAACCATTGCTAATGGCAGTTCTCTAAGAGAAAAGTCTATCTGTGCTCTGCTCCGCTCATCGAATTCATTATAGTTATACAGAGCAAAATCCTTGATGGTTCTTAGTGGTGAAAAGTGAGACTCTATTTCCGGAGAGAGAATGCTTGGTTCAATGATAAATCTAAAAAAGCAAGTGAATATAAGGTTGATGCTGTTGTTATCTTCTCCCTTTTCTCTTAAGAAACTTTTAAAGGTGTCGCCAATCATAGCAATGTTGTGCTGGGATTTTTTGTCCCAATCTTCAGGGTTTTCGGAAATGAAGTTTATTGCTTGAGCAATTATTTTGTTTCTGTTTGATTCAAAGTTTGTGCCGGGAGTCAGCGTGTTCAAAAAGACCAGATAATCTTTGAACAATTCTTTCATTGTTTCTGACGAGAAAAAGTAAGTACTCATAATGGATTTTGTTGTCCCTTGTTGTTCTGTGCACCAGAAATCGTGGTGTGATTTACTTCGAGATTGTACAGAATCATTATTATCGAATGAATGCACAATACAATGAAATTCTTCGCTTTATACGCAATATGATTCGCACTGGCATTATTGTCGAAACCGACCTTAATGCCGGTCGCTGCCGTGTGCAGACCGGCGGCATGTGCACCGACTGGCTTCAGTGGCTGACCCATCGCGCCGGACGTTCGCGCACATGGTGGGCACCTTCCGTGGGGGAACAGGTGCTGATTCTGGCCGTGGGCGGTGAACTCGACACGGCGTTCGTTCTGCCGGGGATTTATTCCTGCGATAACCCCGCGCCGTCTGCGTCGGCGGATGCCCTGCATATCCGTTTCCCTGACGGGGCGGTGATTGAGTATGAACCCGAAACCAGTGCACTCACGGTAAGCGGAATTAAAACGGCCAGCGTGACGGCTTCTGATTCTGTTACTGCCACGGTGCCGGTGGTCATGGTGAAAGCGTCAACCCGCATCACCCTGGACACCCCGGAGGTGGTCTGCACCAACAGACTGATTACCGGCACGCTGGAAGTGCAGAAGGGCGGGACGATGCGCGGCAACATTAAACATACCGGCGGTGAACTCTCATCAAACGGTAAGGTACTGCATACCCATAAACACCCCAGCGACAGCGGCGGCACAACCGGGAGTCCTCTATGACAGCGCGTTATCTTGGAATGAATCGCAGTGATGGCCTGACGGTCACTGACCTTGAGCATATCAGCCAGAGTATCGGCGATATCCTGCGCACACCGGTCGGCTCACGGGTGATGCGTCGTGATTACGGCTCGTTGCTGGCGTCAATGATTGACCAGCCGCAGACCCCGGCGCTTGAGTTGCAGATTAAGGTCGCCTGTTACATGGCGGTGCTGAAATGGGAACCCCGCGTCACCCTGTCATCCGTCACCACGGCGCGCAGCTTTGATGGGCGAATGACGGTCACGTTAACCGGCCAGCACAACGACACCGGCCAGCCACTTTCGTTAACCATCCCTGTGAGTTGAAACCATGCCGATTATCGACCTGAACCAGCTACCCGCACCGGATGTGGTCGAGGAGCTGGACTTTGAAACCATTCTCGCCGAACGCAAGGCGACACTGATTTCCCTTTACCCGGAAGACCAGCAGGAGGCGGTCGCCCGTCCCCTGACGCTGGAATCTGAGCCTCTCGTCAAACTGCTGGAGGAAAATGCTTATCGTGAGCTTATCTGGCGTCAGCGTGTGAATGAGGCCGCACGGGCGGTGATGCTGGCCTGTGCCGCCGGTAATGACCTTGATGTGATTGGTGCCAATTACAACACCACGCGTCTGACTATCACCCCGGCAGATGATTCGACTATCCCGCCGACACCGGCAGTGATGGAGTCTGACACGGATTATCGTCTGCGTATTCAGCAGGCGTTTGAAGGCTTAAGCGTCGCCGGGTCGGTGGGAGCCTATCAGTATCATGGTCGCAGTGCTGACGGGCGTGTCGCGGATATCTCTGTCACCAGTCCGTCTCCGGCCTGCGTCACTATCTCCGTGCTGTCACGTGAAAATAACGGCGTCGCATCCGAAGACCTGCTGGCCGTGGTGCGTAACGCCCTTAATGGCGAGGACGTCAGGCCGGTGGCCGACCGCGTGACCGTGCAGTCTGCCGCCATTGTTGAATATCAGATAAACGCCACACTTTACCTTTACCCAGGTCCCGAAAGCGAACCCATCCGCGCTGCTGCCGTGAAAAAACTGGAAGCGTACATCACGGCACAGCACCGGCTGGGGCGTGACATCCGTCTGTCTGCCATTTATGCCGCTTTGCATGTGGAAGGCGTGCAGCGTGTCGAACTGACTGCACCGCTGGCTGACATCGTGCTCAACAGTACGCAGGCGTCTTTCTGTACTGAATACCGCGTCGTGACCGGAGGCTCGGATGAGTGATTCGCGACTGCTGCCGACCGGCTCATCACCGCTTGAAGTCGCCGCCGCAAAAGCCTGTGCGGAAATTGAAAAAACACCGGTCAGTATTCGTGAGCTGTGGAACCCGGACACCTGCCCGGCAAATCTGCTGCCGTGGCTGGCGTGGGCGTTTTCGGTCGACAGGTGGGATGAAAAGTGGCCGGAAGCGACCAAACGCGCCGTTATTCGCGATGCCTATTTCATCCACTGTCATAAAGGCACTATAGGTGCAATCCGGCGTGTGGTGGAGCCGCTAGGCTATCTCATCAACGTGACGGAGTGGTGGGAAACCAGTGACCCGCCGGGCACCTTCCGGCTTGATATTGGTGTACTGGAAAGTGGCATCACAGAGGCAATGTATCAGGAAATGGAACGGCTGATTGCTGATGCCAAACCTGCAAGCCGCCACCTTATTGGCCTGAACATTACCCGGGACATTCCCGGCTACCTGTTCGCCGGTGGTGTGGCTTATGACGGCGATGTAATTACGGTTTACCCCGGATAAGTGAGGAATAATGAGCACAAAATTCAGAACCGTTATCACCACTGCCGGTGCAGCAAAGCTGGCAGCGGCAACCGCACCGGGAGGGCGGAAGGTCAACATTACCACGATGGCCGTCGGGGATGGCGGTGGTAAATTGCCTGTCCCGGATGCCGGACAGACCGGGCTTATCCATGAAGTCTGGCGACATGCGCTGAACAAAATCAGCCAGGACAAACGAAACAGTAATTATATTATCGCAGAGCTGGTTATTCCGCCGGAGGTGGGCGGTTTCTGGATGCGTGAGCTTGGCCTGTACGATGATGCGGGAACGTTAATTGCCGTGGCGAACATGGCCGAAAGTTATAAGCCAGCTCTTGCCGAAGGCTCAGGGCGTTCGCAGACCTGCCGTATGGTCATCATCGTCAGCAGTGTGGCCTCAGTGGAGCTGACCATTGACACCACAACGGTGATGGCGACGCAGGATTACGTTGATGACAAAATTGCAGAGCACGAACAGTCACGACGTCACCCGGACGCCTCGCTGACCGCAAAAGGTTTTACTCAGTTAAGCAGTGCGACCAACAGCATGTCTGAAACACTGGCTGCAACGCCGAGAGCGGTAAAGACCGCCTATGACCTTGCTAACGGGAAATATACCGCGCAGGATGCCACCACCGCGCGAAAAGGCCTTGTTCAGCTCAGTAGTGCGACTAACAGCACGTCTGAAACGCTCGCCGCAACGCCGAAAGCGGTAAAGGCAGCATATGACCTTGCTAACGGGAAATACACTGCACAGGATGCCACAACAGCGCGAAAAGGCCTTGTTCAGCTCAGTAGCGCCACCAACAGTGATTCTGAAACGCAGGCTGCAACGCCAAAGGCGGTGAAGTCTGCCTATGACAATGCTGAAAAACGTCTTCAGAAAGATCAGAACGGTGCGGATATCCCTGATAAAGAACGCTTCCTGAGTAACATTAGGCTGTGTCCCTTAATTACGTAAGCGTTGATAAAAGAGTCGGATGCAGCCCAGTTTCACCATCGCCAGGTAATTTCTCGCCGTTTTGTCGTAACGCGTGGCGATGCGGCGATATTCTTTCAGCCGCCCAAAGCACCGTTCAACGACATTACGATTGCAGTACGCATCACGATCAAGCTGTGCACGTCCATCCGATGCCATTTTCTCATTTGACTTTCGGGGGATTACTGCCTTTATACCGTTATTTTTCAGCTCGTTGCGCAATGCGCGCCCTGAATACGCTTTATCAGCCAGTACCGCATGTCCACGGCGTTTCATGCTGCCGTTCTGACGCTGAACGCCAATCCCGTCCAGAAGTCGTTGCGCGAACTGGCTTTCATGAGCTTGTCCGGGGCTTAGCACGATATTTAACGGGAGGCCACTTCCGTCTGTTGCCAGATGGATTTTGGTGCCAAAACCGCCGCGAGAGCGACCCAGCCCATTATCTCCGTCGATATCGGGATGTTTTTTGAGCACCGGCGGCACATTTCAGCGCCCGGATATTACTGCCATCCAGCGCGGTGGCAGACCAGTCAATAAAGCCGTTTGCATCAAGTAGCGAAAGCAACCTGTTGAAAATAATATTAATCACGCCTGACTTTGACCATCGGTTAAAGCGGTTATAAACAGTTTTCCATGACCCATATCGTTCGGGTAAATCGCGCCATGGTGCACCGGAACATAACACCCAGAACATGCCATTGATGATTTTACGGTGCTCAGCCCATGGGCGTCCGGCCCGTGGTGTGGCGGGTTCAGGAGGTAACAGGGGCTTGATGATGGTCCATGCCTCATCGGGAAGGTCGTAGCGAGCCATAGTTCAATATGTTGTGTAAACAGACAGTTACTATAGCTCAGATGATTAAGGGACACAGCCTAGTGTTTTTTATGTTGAAGCCAGAGCTTTCCCTGTACAAATTCTTGCAGAGGAAGGGCTAACGGTTATTGTTCCGACAGAGGATTATGTCGTCGGTCAAACGACATATAAGTGGGGGGCAACTAATCCCGCTACAGAAAGCACGAACGCACAGGCTATTCTGGATTTTAAAAATGGACGTGGTTATTACTGTTCACATCCATTTATTTCCAGCCTTTCAGGAAATGCTGCAACAGCAACGAAGTTAGCGAACGCAAGAAATATTAATGGTGTCAGATTTGATGGCTCTGCCGATATAAATATTAATACACTGGTATCCAGAAACCGTGTTACTGCATTAGGTGGGAGCGTAAAGGGGACACCAGGTATTCAGATGTATGAGGCATACAACAATGGCTACCCAACAGCCTATGGTAATGTGCTTCATCTCACTGGCGTAACCGCAGTAGGAGAGGGTGAGTTACTTATTGGTTGGAGTGGAACCAGCGGTGCTCATGCTCCGGCATATATTCGTTCCCGACGAGATACCACAGATGCTAACTGGTCTGGATGGGCGCAACTATATACAACTGCTCATAAACCCTCAGCGGGAGATGTTGGTGCATACACCAAAACTGAGTCAGATTCACGTTATGTGAGAGACATGCGGCTGGGCGGTGCATCTACATATAAACCAGCAAATAATGGTACTACATGGACGCATCAGGCTCCGTCAGGTTGCGTATATACCGGCATTATTGTTCAGGATACCGGCTCAAACTCTGCCGATAACATTGGTGGCGTATATTACAGACCGGTGCAGAAATACATTAACGGGACATGGTATAACGTGGTGCAGGTATAATTTATGCAGCATTTAAAAAATATTACGGCGGGTAATCCAAAAACGGTTGAACAATATCAATTGACAAAGGACTTTGATGTTGTCTGGTTTTTTTCAGAAGATGGTAAGAACTGGTACGAAGAACAAAAGTATTTTGCTGATGACACGATAAAAATAGCGTACGACAAAGATAATATCATCCACTATGTGGAAAAGGATGTGACAGCTATCAGACCGGATGGATTAAGTGTTGTTGAAGTGGCGGATATTACTGCTAACCGACGGGCGGACATTTCAGGGAACTGGATGTTTAAGGACGGCAAAGTGATTAAACGCGTTTATACGGCAGAGGAATTACAGCAGCAGGCAGAAATTCGGAAAGCCAGACTTCTTGCAGATGCTGAATCCGTGATTTTGCCGCTGGAGCGCGCGGTCAGACTGAACATGGCAACAGATGAGGAGCGTAGCCGACTGGAATCATGGGAACGCTACAGCGTTCTGGTCAGTCGTGTGGATCCTGCAAATCCTGAATGGCCGGAAATGCCGCAATAAGTTGTATTAGCTTACATATCTATGGCACAGAGTAAAGCCTAATCTGACAGTCCGCTCTGTGCCAGGAGCAGACATTGCCAACGTTATGACCCTCGATTACATCAAAGAGCCCTATAGCCGAAACCTGCACCATAGCCATCTCTGTAGAATTCGTCCTAGGGGCTTTTAACAGACCTAGTTGTATGGATCGGAAGGAAATATTAAAGCTCAAGGCGTCAGTCCAGTGCTGTCCTGTTTGCTTACCACACGAAAGAGTGCTGCTTGTACCTGCTAACTAATGGTATGCGGAGTGAGGGGGGCGGGTAGAACCAAAAGCACTTACTACGTGTGGCGCTCTCCTGGAAGAGGAGACGTCGAAGTGATAACGCTAACAACAGTCTTACTGGTGATGCAAATAATGCTAGCTGGTCTGGTTGCCATCAAGCAACTGACCGGACGCCCGTAAGGGATGGAGGAACTTGATTAAAGGCAGGGGGGTTACCTCCCCTGCCTTTTTCGTTTCTGCGCAAGTTAGCTCTGTTATTATAATCCTTACTCACACTGTAAGGACATAGTTCAAATGACTGAATGGCTTAATGCACATTTTGGTGCAGACGCAGCTACCTATCTTAGCTTATTAGTCGGCGTACTGGCACTGTTTGGTATTGGGGGCGGTGTTACATATAGAATCAGACAGCAAAACAACATAAAACAGAAGGCAAAGAAAACCGAGGGTGATGTGAACCAGGCCGGGCGGGATATTAATCAGACCACCAACGTTTACCACACATCCAATGAATCTACTGAGGACCCTGTAAAAAAAAGCAAGATGAACATGATCTGAAGATAATCGACCAGATCCTTGAATTGCTGCCTTATGAGGATACTACTCAATGGGTTGAGCAGAGCTACCTGAGCGGTATACGGCAAGATGTTTGCTTAAACATTGAAAAAGCTGAAAAATTTAGCGGTGAAAAGTATCGGTTATTCAATACTGAAGTGAATGGTGCGAAAGACGCTTTTTTGGACGCTATGACCGCATACGTAGATAGTACGCTACCATTTATGAGTGTTGATTACCCGAACAGAAAGCCAGTGATGCTAAGCCTTCCCCATGACTGGAAGAGTAAGAGTGTTGAATCGGAGGCAAACTTCCGCTTTCATCAGCAAAATGTGCGTGAAACATCGGGGGGGATGATTGCGCGCTATGAGGATTTTGTCAGGACATTTAAGGCTCATGGATTCATAAGCGATAAACTGTAAAGGCGCAGTGGGTCAGCGAACACCGCAACGACAGAACCGCGTAAGCGGTAAAATCAGCTTGTTAACTGGCGAGTTTATAGCCGTCCCTCCGGGCTGAGGGATCCCCACAAAATTACTGCTAATAAACCAGTACCATATTTCGGTAGGTTCTGGACAGATGGTTTAGAACTGTGCTCAGTACTGTTCGTCTTAAAATAAGTGGCGAGTGTCGAAGAACATTCTTCGCTAACGTCAGATATGAGATAACCCGCCGGGATTTAATGCTGTTAGCCTGATATTTCAGGTGTAACCCTTTATTTTCAGCGTGATAACCGAGTAACCACATTACGATAGTGCTCAACGTTGCCAGCAGACTCAGAACCAGAATTCTTCCTGTTGAACGACTTTTGCTGGCCCGAAGACCAAATCCGAAGCGCCCGTTCTTTTCATCACGAAAGTTTTGCTCTATCTGCATTCGCCGACTGTATAACTTGATGATTTCTCGCGCTCTGAAGTCATTTGTACTGCTGAAGATCAACCAGGCTTCTTTTGCTGATTTGCTCTGTTCTTTGTCTGTTTTGTTTAAACCACTCTGACCTTTCGAACGTTTCTTTTTTCGCCCTTTTGCCGATTTCTTATAGGTGTAAAAATGCCCCCGGATGCTTTTTTTCCTTTCTTTAACCAGCCTTCCAGCCCCCATATATTCCGGTGTTTTACATTCAGGGCTATCCGACACTTTTAACCATCTTTCAGGCGCGTTATCGAGGCAATACTGAACGTTATTTCTGATCCGACCAATAAAATCCCAGCCCAGAGAAGTAATATGGTGAAACCATGCGCTCTGAAATCCAGCATCCGTGACAATAATAACCCTGGCATCGGGGGGCAGGGATTGAGCAAGGGAATCAAGGAAATCATGTTGTATCAATGGATTATTTTGTTTTTCAGAAGGAACAACCTTACTCAATAACGGAATGGAACGCCCGTCACACAGAAGGCTGGCACGAAGAACATGATGCTCCTGGGAGGGATAGCCACTCCAGTCTACGGCTATTACACATAAAGATAACTGCCGTGTCAGCATTGAAGTGATATTCCTGAAAATCATTGGAATATCGCGATGGAGCGCCTCATTACCCATGAGGCGATCAATACGTTTGCTCTTATTCTTAACTTGTGCATTACCCGGGAAAAAACGTCCGATACTGGTCAGCGTCAGAGATGCTCCGTTGATTAACGCCACTGTGGCATCCATCAGGGCATTTTGTCGGTACTGATGAAATGGTGCTAAGGCATCCCGGAAGAAATTCTGACATACTTTATGAACAGGCATAGCAGTGATCTCATTGAATTGTTGGCACAAATCAGTAGATCACATAATGCTATGTCTGTCTCGTTTTCTGGGAATTCCTCAGCCCTCCGGGGCGGCTTTTTTATGACTATAATCGACAGAATCACCTGAACGTCCAGGTGGGTTTCCCTGACAGGACGTCAAGGAATGTTCGCTTTGTGCCAGGAGCGGACGTTGCCAGCATTGAGTTTTCAGTTTTCAAAGGTATATCTTTAGATTTAGTTCACTTAGAATGAGCGTGTTAAAGTTTTCGGTTATGTGAGTATATTGAACATAACAAATAAACAATAATTTTTGTATTCCATTTAGGATATAAAAAAGAGGGATTTGAGTTATGTACGATTATAGTTTTTTACTTACTCCATCTACAGGATTTGTTAAAGGATTATGTGGAGTTTGGTCGAATGATTTCTCTATAAATGATGATTCTGACTCTGATTTAGGGCAAACAGATATTCATTTACTTTCATCTCCTCATTTGAATATCATATCCGACCCAAATGAATTGGCTTCCAAGTTAAAAGGTTTGTTGATGCTCATGAACGGCGCACTTAGCGTTCTTTATGGTTTTGAAAGATATCAATCTTTTGGTCCTCTTTCTATTTCTGGAAGTGAAGGCATTAATTACTCGGAAATATGCGGCTTTAAATCAATGGATGTAACTCAGGTAAACCCCTTTAATTTCCATGACATACAGCAACCACACCCTCGCGCTGATAATTTTTCACGATTAATTAATTTATCATCTAAACATGAATCCTTACGTGTTGTTTTAGGTATGTGTGCCTTAGGTTATGATTGGGTTAATCTTTATCGTTTGTGGGAAACAATTAGAGAATATGTATATGATAAATATGTGAAAGGTATACTAAATTTCCCCGACGCTTATAAAGGCAAGAAATATCAGAGAGATAAAGTAATTAGCATGGCTTTTAATATTGATGAAAAGGAAATCAGCAGATTCACGGGCACTGCTAATAGCTTTGAACTGTTAGGGTATCTTGCGAGACATGGAAAGGGAAGTTCCGGAGGGATATTAAAAAATCCGATGTCAAGAGTTGACGCAAGCATTTTCGTACACAAAGCAACTTACAAATATTGTAAGTTATTTTTGATGTAAGTAAAAAGTTGAAGCTATAATACTCAAAGTATCGAAAACTACGTTCGTCGTGCACTCGAAAACAATATGCTTATTGTGTCTGCACTAATTACTCAAGGTCCGAGAAAAATGGCGAAGCTCATCTTTTTCAGGCTTCGCCAACTTGAGTTATTGGTTAAAATTCATTTAGGAATAATAGAATGCAATTCGTGACTCACCTGGATTTCATAGTGTTTCAATAGTTCTCCGATGTTAATTCCTACTACCTTACGAACTGCGCCGAGGGAGAAGTTAAGCTCCTCAATGCCCGGCCGATCTGGCGTTGAATTCATATAGTGTCGGCACGCACGGACAATTGACTCGACGATCAACGATAGCGGAGACTCAGGTGCAATCTCGGAGCGAATCGCCGTAAGAGAGAGTCGGAGCTCCTTCAAAGAATCCGAGACTCGTGCTGGATCCTCTTGAGCATATGGCAGATAAAGAGAACTCTTGTCTTCCAATAAATGGATCAACCGCAGAGCAATTTTCTCGTCTGGGCGATGCGATAGAAATTGAAACATTAGCCTCTTTCCTCCCTCCAAGCACTCCTTCATTAGTGATTCGTGGTCACGTTTCCATTTTCGCAAATACTCGGCGGGGTAGCCCATACCGCCATTCTTATCAACTAAATCAGCACAAGCTCCGCACAACCATATAGCATTTTTTATGCTCTTCCGCTCTGTTTCTGACTGAGACATGTCATAGCGCGGTCCGCCAGGGCTCGCCGCGCAGATATGCGCCGCCTCACCCGTCTTGATAGAAAGATTTTCCGCCAATTGATCCGGGCCGATTGTTACCCTATGACAAGAGGGATTGCTACAAATATATGTAGCGCGCTCTGCTACCTTACCTACAACGCTTGGAGGAAAGTTGTGCCTATTTGTCTTGGTCATAAAAGTTATGCTTCTTTGTTTTTTTCATCTATGTGGGGAGAATAAAATCATACTTTTTATATCTGATCCTAAATAGCTGCGCTTAATACCGCTACACTTTTGCCAGTCCATGTTTGCCTCCGGGGAATGGGCTGACGGTTTCCATAAAATGGCGAACTTTTTTCAACAGTTGCCACATTGAGCGGCACTGATGATTACGCGTTATTGTGTCGTGAAGTGCCTGCCATAGCCGTTCAACATGATTCACCCATGGCGAGTAAACCGGCTGATAAATGACCCTGAACTTCGGGTTCTCCTTCAGCCAGCTCTGTGTTTCCCGGCTTTTGTGGATAATGTAGTTGTCCACGATCAGCGTGATGGTTTTCGCCCGACGCTATGTCGCTTTAAGCCGCTTCAGCAGGCTGATGAACAGCGCCGAACTTTTTGCTGTTGCCGCCCACATAGCTGACTTTACCTGTCCCGCTGTGCAGCGCTCCGGCCAGATAATATTTTTCATTCTGTCCCGGCGTGACCACCCGTTTTTGCTGTCCGCGCAGTTGCCAGTCCGCACCGATTTTGGGATGAAGATGGATATCCACTTCATCTTCATAAAAGACCGGATGCTCTGCGCTGCATTCGTCCAGTGCTTTATGGATTGCTGCCATCTTTTCATCTTTATGCGGGTCACGGATACGCAGAGTTGGCGCAGCCCTTCGCCACACAATCCCCGCAGACGGCAACCAGCGGCGAACGGTTCCGGCATTTAACTGGCAACCGGTTATCTCATTGATTTTTATTGCCAGCAGTTCTGTACTCCAGCGTGAACGCTGGTAGCCAAAGTCGCCGGGAGAATGTTTTACCAGCTCACGTAACAGTGTGCAGATATGCTCAAACGGCCAGCGACGGGCACGCCCGGCAGGTAATGATTTCAGTCCCTCAACACCCGACTGCGTGAACCAGTTAATCCAGCGTCCAACAGAGGAACGGGCGCAGCAGAGCGTTCTGGCAACGTCGCTGACACGGTCGCCCCGGTGCAGCATCAGCATGGCAGTCAGTCTGCGGGCATAATTTTTATCGTGTGTTTTATGGATGGCTTTCTGCATCAGGCGTCGTTCGTCACGGGAAATTGGTGCTATGATCGGCATTGCTCAGTCCGGTTGGTGATTTGTTTTGATTTGGCGATTGATCAGATCGCACAATCCGGGCTAAGTTCCCTCAAAATGATCTACTATTCCGCGCAGCTATTTAGGTCTGACCAGCAACCTATTGATCAAAAAACCAAGATATTAGCTAAAAAAATCAGCATACTTGAGACCAAGCTCAATGTCCGCTCCTCGCTCAAAGCAGACTGTCAGATTTGATAGCATTTGGGCTATGTAAATTGTCAGGCGGAAAATGAGTGAGTACAAATCAGGACAGGCGGGCGAATTGCCCGCATTTTCTTTATCTGTTGTTTCATCCCCTGACCAGCCAGGTCAAATAGCGTCTCATGCTCTGCACAACAGAAAATAGTTGCACCCATTAACCACGGAGTTAAACGGATGAGTGACTATCATCACGGCGTGCAGGTGCTGGAGATTAACGACGGCACCCGCGTCATTTCCACCGTATCCACGGCCATTGTCGGCATGGTCTGCACGGCCAGCGATGCAGATGCGGAAACCTTCCCCTTCAATAAACCGGTGCTGATTACCAATGTGCAGAGCGCAATTGCAAAGGCCGGTAAAAAAGGCACGCTGGCGGCGTCGTTACAGGCCATCGCTGACCAGTCAAAACCGGTCACCGTTGTTGTGCGCGTGGAAGACGGCACCGGCGACGACGAAGAAACGAAGCTCGCGCAGACCGTTTCCAATATCATCGGCACCACCGACGAAAACGGTCAGTACACCGGACTGAAAGCCCTGCTGGCGGCGGAGTCGGTAACCGGTGTTAAACCGCGCATTCTCGGTGTGCCGGGACTGGATACCAAAGAGGTGGCTGTTGCACTGGCATCAGTCTGTCAGAAGCTGCGCGCTTTCGGGTATATCAGCGCATGGGGCTGTAAAACCATTTCCGAGGTGAAAGCCTACCGCCAGAATTTCAGCCAGCGTGAGCTGATGGTCATCTGGCCGGATTTCCTCGCATGGGATACGGTCACCAGTACCACCTCCACCGCGTATGCCACCGCCCGTGCGCTGGGGCTGCGCGCTAAAATCGACCAGGAGCAGGGCTGGCATAAAACGCTGTCCAACGTCGGGGTGAACGGTGTTACCGGCATCAGCGCGTCCGTATTCTGGGATTTGCAGGAGTCCGGCACCGATGCTGACCTGCTTAACGAGTCAGGCGTCACAACGCTGATTCGCCGTGACGGTTTCCGCTTCTGGGGTAACCGTACCTGCTCTGATGACCCGCTGTTCCTCTTTGAAAACTACACCCGCACCGCGCAGGTGCTGGCCGACACGATGGCTGAGGCGCACATGTGGGCGGTGGACAAGCCCATCACCGCAACGCTGATTCGCGACATCGTTGACGGCATCAATGCCAAATTCCGTGAGCTGAAAACAAACGGCTATATCGTGGATGCGACCTGCTGGTTCAGCGAAGAATCCAACGATGCGGAAACCCTCAAGGCCGGAAAACTGTATATCGACTACGACTATACACCGGTGCCTCCTCTCGAAAACCTGACCCTGCGCCAGCGTATTACCGATAAATACCTGGCAAATCTGGTCACCTCGGTTAACAGCAATTAAGGAGCCTGACCGATGGCAATGCCGCGCAAACTCAAGTTAATGAACGTCTTTCTGAACGGCTACAGCTATCAGGGCGTTGCAAAGTCCGTCACGCTGCCAAAACTGACCCGTAAACTCGAAAACTATCGCGGTGCGGGGATGAACGGAAGCGCACCGGTAGACCTCGGCCTTGATGACGATGCGCTGTCAATGGAGTGGTCGCTCGGGGCTTCCCGGATTCGGTTATCTGGGAGCTCTACGCCGCAACCGGCGTGGATGCCGTACCGATTCGTTTTGCTGGCTCTTACCAGCGCGACGATACCGGCGAAACGGTGGCCGTCGAGGTGGTCATGCGTGGCCGTCAGAAAGAAATCGACACCGGCGAGGGGAAACAGGGAGAAGACACCGAGTCGAAAATCTCCGTGGTCTGCACCTATTTCCGGCTGACGATGGACGGTAAGGAGCTGGTCGAAATCGACACCATCAACATGATTGAGAAGGTGAACGGTGTCGACCGGCTGGAGCAACACCGCCGCAATATCGGCCTGTGATTTTCATCCGGTCAGCCAGGCTGACCGGTTAACCCTGATTCAGAAGTGAGAAAACCATGAACAAAGAAAATGTGATTACCCTGGACAATCCGGTCAAGCGTGGTGAGCAGGTTATCGAACAGGTCACGCTGATGAAACCCAATGCCGGGACGCTGCGCGGTGTCAGTCTGGCTGCGGTCGCAAACTCCGAAGTCGATGCACTGATTAAGGTGCTGCCGCGCATGACGGCACCGATGCTGACCGAGCAGGAAGTCGCCGCGCTGGAACTGCCTGACCTTGTGGCGCTGGCCGGTAAGGTGGTCGGTTTTTTGTCGCCGAACTCGGTGCAGTAACGTTCCCGAAAAATCTGTCGGTCGATGAGCTGATGGCGGATGTGGCAGTGATATTTCACTGGCCGCCATCAGAACTGTATCCCATGAGTCTGACCGAACTCATCACATGGCGCGAAAAGGCGCTCCGGCGAAGCGGAAACACGAATGAGTAACAATGTAAAATTACAGGTATTGCTCAGGGCTGTTGACCAGGCATCCCGCCCGTTTAAATCCATCCGCACAGCGAGCAAGTCGCTGTCGGGGGATATCCGGGAAACACAAAAATCACTGCGCGAGCTGAACGGTCACGCATCCCGTATTGAGGGATTTCGCAAGACCAGTGCACAGCTCGCCGTGACTGGTCATGCACTTGAAAAGGCACGGCAGGAGGCCGAAGCCCTTGCCACACAGTTTAAAAACACCGAACGTCCCACCCGTGCTCAGGCGAAAGTGCTGGAATCCGCAAAGCGTGCGGCGGAGGACTTACAGGCGAAATATAACCGCCTGACGGATTCCGTTAAACGCCAGCAGCGGGAACTGGCCGCTGTGGGAATTAATACCCGCAATCTTGCACATGATGAGCAGGGACTGAAAAACCGTATCAGTGAAACCACCGCACAACTTAACCGTCAGCGCGACGCGCTGGCGCGTGTCAGTGCGCAACAGGCAAAACTTAACGCAGTAAAACAGCGTTATCAGGCCGGAAAGGAACTGGCCGGAAATATGGCCTCAGTAGGCGCTGCCGGTGTGGGGATTGCGGCGGCGGGAACGATGGCCGGAGTTAAGTTGCTGATGCCCGGTTATGAGTTTGCGCAGAAAAACTCAGAATTGCAGGCCGTGCTAGGAGTGGCAAAAGACTCCGCCGAAATGGCCGCGCTACGCAAGCAGGCGCGCCAGCTCGGTGACAATACCGCCGCCTCAGCGGATGATGCGGCCGGTGCGCAGATTATCATTGCGAAAGCGGGTGGAGATGTTGATGCCATTCAGGCGGCAACGCCGGTCACGCTGAATATGGCGCTGGCGAACCGCCGCACGATGGAAGAAAACGCCGCCCTGCTGATGGGGATGAAATCCGCCTTTCAGCTTTCAAACGATAAGGTTGCTCATATCGGGGATGTTCTCTCCATGACGATGAACAAAACCGCCGCCGATTTTGACGGCATGAGCGATGCGCTGACCTATGCCGCACCTGTGGCAAAAAATGCCGGTGTCAGCATTGAAGAAACCGCCGCAATGGTCGGGGCACTGCATGATGCAAAAATTACCGGTTCAATGGCGGGGACGGGAAGCCGTGCCGTGTTAAGCCGCCTGCAGGCACCGACGGGAAAAGCATGGGATGCACTGAAAGAGCTTGGTGTGAAAACCTCAGACAGCAAGGGAAACACCCGGCCAGTATTTACCATTCTGAAAGAAATGCAGGCCAGTTTTGATAAAAACCGGCTCGGTACTGCCCAGCAGGCTGAATACATGAAAACCATTTTCGGGGAGGAGGCCAGCTCAGCCGCTGCTGTGCTGATGACTGCCGCCTCAACCGGAAGGCTGGACAAACTGACCGCTGCGTTTAAAGCCTCAGACGGGAAGACCGCGGAGCTGGTAAATATCATGCAGGACAACCTCGGCGGTGACTTTAAGGAGTTTCAGTCCGCTTATGAGGCGGTAGGGACTGACCTGTTTGACCAGCAGGAAGGCGCGCTGCGTAAGCTCACGCAGACGGCCACAAAGTATGTGTTAAAACTCGACGGCTGGATACAGAAAAACAAATCACTGGCGTCAACTATCGGCCTCATTGCCGGTGGCGCACTGGTGCTGACTGGCATCATCGGTGCCATTGGTCTTGTAGCCTGGCCGGTTATCACCGGCATCAATGCCATTATCGCGGCAGCAGGCGCAATGGGGGCAATCTTCACGACGGTTGGCAGTGCTGTTATGACGGCCATCGGGGCGATTAGCTGGCCGGTTGTGGCCGTGGTGGCCGCCATTGTCGCCGGGGCGTTGCTTATCCGTAAATACTGGGAGCCTGTCAGCGTATTCTTCGGCGGTGTGGTTGAAGGGCTGAAAGCGGCATTTGCGCCGGTGGGGGAACTGTTCACGCCACTTAAGCCGGTGTTTGACTGGCTGGGTGAAAAGTTACAGGCCGCGTGGCAGTGGTTTAAAAACCTGATTGCACCGGTCAAAGCCACCCAGGACACCCTGAACCGTTGCCGTGACACGGGCGTCATGTTCGGGCAGGCACTGGCTGACGCGCTGATGCTGCCGCTTAATGCGTTCAACAAACTGCGCAGCGGTATTGACTGGGTACTGGAAAAACTCGGCGTCATCAACAAAGAGTCAGACACACTTGACCAGACCGCCGCCAGAACTCATGCCGCCACGTATGGCACCGGTGGTTATATTCCGGCGACCAGCTCTTATGCAGGCTATCAGGCTTATCAGCCGGTCACGGCACCGGCTGGCCGCTCTTATGTGGACCAGAGTAAAAACGAATATCACATCAGCCTGACCGGTGGTACTGCGCCGGGGACACAGCTTGACCGCCAGTTACAGGATGCGCTCGAAAAATACGAGCGGGATAAACGAGCGCGCGCCCGTGCCAGCATGATGCATGACGGTTAAGGAGGTGACGAAAAATGATGCTCGCGTTAGGTATGTTTGTTTTTATGCGCCAGACGCTGCCACATCAGACCATGCAGCGTGAATCAGATTATCGCTGGCCGTCAAATTCCCGTATCGGTAAACGGGATGCCTATCAGTTTCTCGGTGTAGGTGAGGAGAACATCACACTTGCCGGTGTGCTTTATCCCGAACTGACTGGCGGAAAGCTGACGATGACCACGCTCAGACTGATGGCAGAGGAAGGCCGGGCGTGGCCGTTGCTGGATGGCACCGGCATGATTTACGACATGTATGTCATCAGCAAGGTGAGTGAAACAGGGAGTATTTTCTTTGCAGACGGCACACCCCGGAAAATTGATTTTACGCTGTCGCTCACCCGCGTTGATGAGTCACTGGCCGCGCTTTATGGCGATATCGGTAAACAGGCGGAATCGCTCATCGGTAAGGCTGGCAGTATGGCGACTAAATTCACGGGTATGACGGGGGCGGGATAATGCTGGATGCGCTGACATTTGATGCAGGCAGTACGCTGACGCCGGATTACATGCTGATGCTCGACAGCAGGGATATTACCGGCAATATCAGCGACCGTCTGATGAGCATGACCCTGACGGATAACCGGGGCTTTGAGGCTGACCAGCTTGATATTGAACTGAACGATGCCGACGGGCAGGTCGGGCTGCCGGTTCGTGGCGCTGTCCTGACGGTGTATATCGGCTGGAAAGGTTTTGCCCTGGTATGCAAAGGGAAATTTACCGTTGATGAGGTTGAACACCGGGGCGCACCGGATGTGGTCACCATCCGCGCCCGGAGTGCAGATTTTCGCGGGACGCTCAATTCCCGCCGGGAAGGCTCATGGCATGACACCACGCTCGGTGCGATTGTTGAGGCGATAGCCTCCCGGAACAGGCTGGAAGCCAGTGTCGCTCCGTCACTGGCCGGAATTAAAATTCCGCACATCGACCAGTCGCAGGAGTCTGATGCGAAATTCCTGACCCGCCTTGCTGAACGCAACGGCGGTGAGGTGTCGGTAAAAATGGGAAAACTGCTGTTTCTCAAAGCGGGGCAGGGGGTGACGGCCAGCGGTAAAAAAATCCCGCAGATTACCATCACCCGCAGCGACGGCGACCGTCATCATTTTGCGATTGCTGACCGTGGAGCCTACACCGGCGTAATGGCAAAGTGGTTACACACCAAAGACCCGAAGCCACAAAAGCAGAAGATAAAACTGAAACGCAAAAAGAAAGAGAAACACCTGCGCGCACTGGAGCACCCGAAAGCGAAACCGGTCAGGCAGAAGAAAGCGCCTAAAGTACCGGAAGCGCGCGAAGGTGAATACATGGCCGGTGAGGCTGATAACGTTTTTGCCCTGACTACGGTATATGCCACAAAAGCGCAGGCCATGCGCGCCGCTCAGGCGAAGTGGGATAAGCTGCAACGGGGCGTGGCGGAGTTCTCCATCAGTCTGGCTACTGGTCGGGCAGATATTTACACGGAAACGCCGGTCAAAGTGTCAGGTTTTAAGCGCGTCATAGACGAGCAGGACTGGACAATCACTAAGGTGACACACTTTCTGAATAATAGCGGCTTCACGACGTCCTTAGAGCTTGAGGTCAGGCTTTCTGATGTGGAGTACGAAACAGAAGGTGATGAGTAATGTTTTGTTTTTATCTGTTTGTTTTATAAGGGTAAATTAACTAAAATGGCACCGTCAACAAAACCGGAAGAGGTGCTCGCGATGTTTCATTGTCCTTTATGCCAGCATGCCGCACATGCGCGTACAAGCCGCTATATCACTGACACGACAAAAGAGCGTTATCACCAGTGTCAGAACGTGAATTGCAGTGCCACGTTCATCACTTATGAGTCGGTACAGCGATACATCGTGAAGCCGGGAGAAGTCCACGCCGTAAGGCCGCACCCGTTGCCATCAGGGCAGCAAATTATGTGGATGTAATTACAAACAGAAAGCCCCTCAGTCGAGGGGCTTTTTTGTCGATGTGGTCAATGTGTGGACGTGACCAGAAATAAATCCTTTTATTTCAATTTATTGTACGTAAAAAATAAGCCCGTGTAAGGGAGATTACACAGGCTAAGGAGGTGGTTCCTGGTACAGCTAGCATTTTATGGGTTATGTTTTTCAGCGAAACGGATGATAACCTTAATAAATGCAGCTGTATGTGATCGGTTTCTAAGAATTTTCCATCCGGGAAAAATAATCGAAATTAATCACTTACCGTGGGGGTTACGCGTGGTTTCCCCGGAGAAATTACGCATTAGCAGCGCGTAATTTAGCTCAAGATCCTGCGGGACCGGGAGCCACACAGTATAACCATCGCCTGGTGCGACCGGCATAGCTTCGCCTTTGGCGTTTTCCATGTGCTCAAGGGTAAAGTTAATGTTGCCTTGCGGCGTCATCAGCTCAAGACTGTCGCCAACGGAGAATTTATTTTTCACCGCTACCGCTGCGAGGTCCCCCTTGCGCTCACCGGTAAACTCACCAACAAACTGCTGGCGGTCAGAAACTGAATAACCGTATTCGTAGTTCTGATAATCGTCGTGAGTATGACGACGCAGGAAACCTTCGGTATAGCCACGATGCGCCAGACCTTCCAGAGTTTCCAGCAGGCTGGTATCGAACGGTTTTCCCGCAGCGGCGTCATCGATAGCTTTGCGGTAAACCTGTGCGGTGCGTGCGCAATAGTAGAAAGATTTGGTACGACCTTCGATTTTCAGCGAATGCACGCCCATTTTGGTCAGGCGTTCTACATGGGCGATGGCGCGCAGATCTTTCGAGTTCATGATGTAAGTGCCGTGCTCATCTTCAAACGCGGTCATATACTCGCCCGGACGCTGGGCCTCTTCGATCATAAACACTTTGTCGGTTGGCGCGCCGATACCCAGCGTCGGCTCAACATTTTGCACCGGAATCGGCTCGTACTTGTGTACGATGTTGCCAACGTCATCTTCTTTCCCTTCCTGGACGTTGTACTCCCAGCGGCAGGCGTTGGTGCAGGTACCCTGGTTCGGATCGCGCTTGTTGATATAGCCAGAGAGCAGGCAGCGACCGGAGTAGGCCATGCACAGTGCGCCGTGAACGAAGATCTCGATCTCCATATCCGGCACCTGATTGCGGATCTCTTCAATCTCTTCAAGCGACAGCTCGCGAGAGAGGATCACGCGGGTCAGGCCCATTTGCTGCCAGAATTTCACCGTCGCCCAGTTTACGGCGTTAGCCTGCACCGAGAGGTGGATCGGCATTTCAGGGAAGTGCTCACGCACCAGCATAATCAGCCCTGGATCGGACATAATCAGCGCATCCGGCCCCATTTCCACCACCGGTTTCAGGTCACGGATAAAGGTTTTCAGCTTGGCGTTGTGCGGTGCAATGTTGACCACGACATAAAACTTTTTCCCCAGCGCGTGGGCTTCATTGATGCCGAGCTGAAGATTTTCGTGGTTGAATTCGTTGTTGCGCACACGTAGGGAGTAACGCGGCTGGCCCGCATAAACAGCATCTGCGCCATAAGCGAAAGCGTAACGCATATTTTTCAGCGTTCCCGCCGGGGAAAGGAGTTCCGGTTTAAACAT